CGAGCTGTATATCAACAACAGTCGCACCCTGTGGAAGGTCAAGCACCGGTACTTCAGCTGCCGTGGTGGCAACATCAGCGAATCCGACTTCTACGATAGCGTAGCAGACCTTTTGTCGTGCATCAGTTAAAACGCTCATTAGTCGTTACCTCCAATAGCATTATCGATGACCAACAGACCGAAGTCTTGCGTTGATGCATCAATGTTGGAGTAGAACTGCGGCTTGAGATAGCCAAACATCTTAGCGATGCTAATGCCCTGCTGGTTGTCGTAATCGAAGCCTTTCTCGATCCACTCCGGCGCACCAATGTCAGCCATGCCAAGTGCCTGAGCACCCGCAAACAGCGTACGTTGATACGTTACGTCATTCGACGCACCTGCACGAGAGCCATCAGGCAGTGCAGAGTTGTTGAATACATGACGATATTCGTGAATCATGAGGCCATCGACCATGACAGTGTCCGTACCCTTGAACAGTTCGTTCGAAGAGCCACGTACACCAGCATTGCGGACGTTCGCAAGATAGTCAGCATCCTGACGCAGCTTAGCCATCCCGGTAGGAGTCATAAAGACATGGTAGAACTCCATGCCGCCTGGACCCTTAATACCGCGAAGGTACTTCTCTTTCGCAAGAGCTTTTGCTTCAACAAGCATAGCCCACGACGGAGTGTCGTCAGCGAGTGCTAGTGTGCCAAGAGAGCTTGCTACTAGATTAGAAGCTGCGCCATCCCACTGATAGTGACGTTGAGCAGACGGAACTGCGATATCACCCGCGAAATCCAGACCAGCAAAGGTCGAACTTGTACGAGCTGCACCACGGTTCGTATTACTATACGCAACACCAGATAGAGACAAGAATGCTAACTGGTCCATGCGATCTGCAAGCCAGTAAGCTAGGACATCACGAGACTGTTCACGGAAGTTCACAACAGATTTCTGATCAGCAAGACGACCTTTATGTCGGTTAGCCTGACGAAGCTGGTCAATCTGGATTACTTGATCGTAAGCCTTGATTGCTTCTTCGTTGCCTTCCAACTGGTTGTCGCCTGCCACGCCGTCTTCTTCAAGATCAGCTACCAGAGTAATTACTGCGCGAGTTCCCTTCTCAGACTTCGTAAGATCCGTAATACGCTGAATCATCGAGTTTGGACCACGACCCGTAAATTTGGATACAAAGCTCAGGTTACGAGCTTGCTTCCAAACATCACGAGACCATACGGTCTTCTGCTCTGATGTTAGCGCGTTAAAATTGGTGACAGTCATTAAGTTTCCTCCTAGAGACATCACATTTAACGGAACAAAAACAAAGTTGGCCATTATTGGCCGGGTTTAGTTTTGGCTTCTTTCGCCTGCCGAGGCGTGTGACGCTATTAAGGAGGACGACTCCGGCGAAATGTTTTACGTGGTGCCATCCACGAACCTGGATTATAGCGCATATACAAAGGGCCCCACAAGGGGGCCCTAGGGAGGCTTGCCGACCCCTTAGCAACTAATCCATGAAATCGCCTCTAAGGCGTGCCAATGTTTCGGCTGGTAACGCTTCAATCTCAGCATCACTCATCTTATCAACGTCGGGTACGTTCGCCCCTGCATCCATAGATGCTCTGCCTGCGCCGGCCGGTGACCTGGCTTGCTTTGCAGCGACACCGATCTTCTCTTTTGTCTTTCTCTTCGGAGCAGCCTTTTTTGGATCCTTGGGAGCTGAATCACTTTCTTCCTGGTTATATCCATACGTGGAATCCAGGTCATACAACGAAATGCCGTCCGCTAGTGCTGCAACAAATGCGTCAGAAGCTTGCATGGGATTAGCCGTATCGGACATGTATCCGCGCATAAACGTCAGCACCTTCTGAGTTGCATCTGCGTCAAAGTCAGGGTGGGTATCCTTAAATATAGGGTACATTTCTGCAGCCTGGTCTGCCAAGGAGTTCAACTCACTAGCAACTGCATCCTGGGTGATAGTCTGCTGTGTTGACTGTTGGGCTTCTACCAAAAATGATTCACGTTCTGCGCTACGAATTTCTGAGCGCTTAGTTGCTGCGCCCTTAGTGTCTCCGTTGAGAAGTAGCTCAGTGTATTCTTCTTCAGCCTGATCGAAGTCGTATGTTCCCTTCACAACCTCTTCAGCAGCAACCTCATTTCTTTCGAGCTCTGCAAGCCGTTGTTCGGCCTGCTTCATACGTTCGTTTACTTCGTTGAATCGACTGAGCGGGATTCGCTGATCGCGCGCATCAGAATCCTTTTGCTGGCTGGGGTCTCCAGCATCTGATTCGGCCACGTCACTGTCATCGTCTTCGCCATCGTCTCCTTCATCGTCCTCCACAACTTCTTCGGAATCGGGGTCACTGTCAACCTCTCCATCGTCGAGGGACTCGTCTTCGGTAGGCCCTTCCTCATCTTCTGTGGCTTGCTCTTCTTCCGCATCTTCCATTAACTCCGGGGGATCAATATCGTCACCCCTATCAACAGCTGAAAAGTCCTCTTTGTCGAGGTCTTCTGGGTCGCCACCAAAATATTCTAATTGTTCGGCAGTACGTTCGTCTTCGTTGGGGATATCAACCGCGAGGGTTGCATCGGGGGCAAGATCGTCACCCCGGTCTTCTGCTGCGCTAGACATAATAGCTCCTAGTTGTGTTTTACGCCCTCGAGGGCGATTATCAGGCTTTAGGTGCCCGGATACCTTTACTTATTGGCTTCTGTTTTTCATTACGCTTTTTCAAGCGCTCCTTCAAGTCCTTAATGGCTTTAGGCTCCGTAAAGGGCTTGCTACGTTCAAGCTTTTTCTCTGGTGACTTAGGCTTTCTTAGGGCCATCGCTGGGTTTCTCCTTCGTGGAAGCGTTGATTAGCGCCGTTTCCATTGATGCTTGCCGTTGTAGGGCATCGCTTACACGTTTAGTTGCGGATTGTATAGTAGCCACGTTTGACGCACCAGAGTTTTTCTGCTGCATCAGCTGTATCCTAGCCATAAGATCCATAGTATTCATACGCTCCTCGGCCTGCAGTTTCTCTGTCTCCATCCTGTATTGCATTCCGACTTTGGCTTGCTCGAGCTCTGGTGTAATCATCGCTACTTGCGCATCAACTTGTAAGGACTGCGCTTTCGCCTGACGTTCTGCGGCTTGTGCTTCCTTCTCCATAATCTCTGCGTTCAGTAAGCGCATCTGCATTTCGTCGAGTATCTGCGCGCGCTCGATCTCTTCTGGAGTCGGCGCGGCCAGGCCTTGTATCTTCTTGACCTGTTCTGACACATCTCTGCGATCTGGCAGCTGAGAGTTTTCTATAAGAATGTGATCTGGTAGCTGTACGCCAATTTCGCGCAACTTTGCCAGCTGTTCAAACAAAGCCTCATCGTAAGTATCACGACGAGGAATATTTGTGACCGTGACATTGTACTCACCCATGGTGAGGTCATTCTTGATCTCCTCAATCACTGCTTGTGTCTCAGGATCAATCTGCTCGTACGGCTGGTTTACTTCTAGCTCTTGCTGCACATCATCGCCGTCTTCATTTTTCTCGAAGATTGTGAGCAATCGTGTTTCGGTATAATACGCTTGGACTGCCTCGAGCATAAATCGTGCTCTCAGCTTCCGTGTGTAATTTAGGTGATCGAATATGATTTCCTGCTGCGCCATGCCACCTTGGCGCTGTGAGTCGATCGCCTTTGATGAGTCGGAGCGTTGGGTGCCGAGCATAGCTTCGTTTACACCAGAGATCTCCCGGAAATAAATTCCAGACTTCGCTGAAATCTGATCCAAGCCTGACGGAACTGAATTAGGTTGGATCTTCTCTGGAGCTGCGTCGCCCTGCCATTCCAGGACAAGGCCAGTTTTTGAGCCCTGCTGCACAAGGTCATCTGCGTCCATGTTGACAAGCGTGCCTGTCTTAAACATCCACCCACTGTTTGCAGTCGTGTTGACTACGTGCAGTTCCTGTGATGTTACCTTGTTGAGCATTTCCTGTGGGCTGATCAAATTGCGAACCAGACCAAACGGCCTGCCGCGTCTGAAGAAGGGGAAGAATGGGATGATCGAGATCTTGTTGAATATCGACCAGCCATCGTGCAACAAACAACGGTCCGCGGTGATGGTTACCCGTACTCTACGCTCAGGCTTCCACATCACACCGATTTCACCTCGCATCTTAATCTGGAAGGCTTCGGTTTCTTCCTTTGACCAACCTTCAGGTACTCGGCGCATGTCGCCAGTGGTGTTGTCAACAAAATAAGGTGTGCGGACTAACTTTCGATACTGTCGTTCAATGACGCGGACACGTTTGACTCGCTTGACCTCTTCCTCGGAGCTCTGGAAGAAGATTTCGCTATTGTAGTGGTCTCCA